GCGGCTGCGATCGGCGCGGCAGCTGCCGTGATCATGGAGCAGGGATGCACTCACAAGCACTTCCTCAAAGCAAATGGCATCAAAATCGACACAATCGAAGTATCAACATCAACAAAAATCAAGTAACATGGACAACAAATTCAGAAATCAGCTACTTGCTGAAAGCAAAAAAAAAGAAGAAGAACTCAAGAGTGTAAACCTCGAAATCGAAGAAAGAAAAGTATCAAAAAAGGGCCCGTTCGTACTGGTTCGCAACAAAAACAACAAATGGGTAATCACAACGTGCGGTGCACTCGTAAACGGGAAGGAATTCGACACTAAAGAGGATGCCGAAAAACATCTAGCTAAAAAAACGTGGGATGACATCCTGACCGCAACACTCATATTCATCTCACACGTAAATAATCAAATGATAACCACTCAAGAAGAATAAGCCATGAAAAAAACACTAGGAGGAGACAGAATCCGAAGCGAAAGCAAAATGGAGGTATATCTGCCTAATTTCGGCAGATCATCGCACAACGTGGGAAAAATAATCCGAACATCACAAGCATGCGGCACAATCGTTCCCTATTGGTGCCAAATAGGTTTGGATGGAACGACGTTCTATATCGACATCACGACAAAAGTAAAGACTTTGCCAACAACCGGACCTGTATTCGGAAGCTTCAAACACCAAATCGACGTGTTCGTAATTCCGATCAGACTCTACATAGCGGCATTGCATAATAATGCCTTAGGAGTGGGATTAAACATGAGTAAGGTATTACTGCCATGTTTTCAAGCAATGTCAGCTAACACATCAATCTATGAACTGGATACCAATAGAGGGCAAATCAATCCGAGTTCGCTACTTTCGTACCTAGGAATAAAAGGAACCGGATACTCTGCGGTTAATCAATACCTCCGAAGATTTCCCGCGATGTTCAATCTGGCATACTGGGATATATTCAAAAACTACTATGCCAATAAACAAGAAGAAAACGCATATGTAATCACCGGAATAGACCATATTTGGAAAACGATACAGATAGGAGACGGGGTTAAATGGAGCACAACATGGAATGATAACTCAGCTTATATGTACGAAGCTTCTCCAACAAGTCAAAAACCGCTGTTCATCAAGCTGGAATTCGAGGAAAAAATCTCACCCGAAGAGGTTAATGAGATACAATTCCTAACAAATAATCCATACACACCAACAATAGAGAGCAACAGCATAACAAAACTCGGAGATACTTTTGTATTCCAACGAACAGATCCGGATGCGCCGGGAATCAAGGATCCGAAGAACCCGAAAAAGGCGACCAACATTTACATGTATCAGATCAAAAAGGCCGTCAAACTCGCATACAAAATAGGGACTACGACCGGAAAAAACTTAATAACAATGCCGGAAAACCAAAAAATCAAACTAACAACATTTCCATTAAAAAACATCGACGATGAACGAACCTTTATCCTGGCAGCACACAGCACCTCGGCATACATACTAGATCCTCAAAAAATGCCATATGCAGCTGCAATAAAACCTATAGAACTACCAAACCATGACCGCACAAAAACCTATTATAGTTTAAACGCGTGGTATTCACAAGCAGGATTAGCAGTAAAAACATACCTTAGCGACAGATTCAACAACTGGCTAAACACCGAATGGATCGACGGAACAACAGGGGGAATCAATGCAATTACAGCGGTAGATGTGACCGATGGAAAGCTCACTATGGACGCTCTGATTCTCCAAAAGAAGATATTCAACATGCTAAACCGCGTCGCGATCACAGACGGTACTTACCAGGCATGGAGAGAAGCGACATACGGAATTAGAAGCGCAACACTGCCTGAATCTCCTATATTCTGCGGCGGAATGCAGAGCGAAATCGCATTTGACGAAATCGTATCAAACTCAGCAACAGATGAGGAACCATTAGGAACACTTGCCGGACGAGGAGTTGCAACCATGTACAAATCCGGAAGGGGCTTGAAAATAAAGTGTACGGAACCCAGTATGATTATGGCCCTAGGCTCGATCACACCTCGAATTGATTACAGTCAAGGTAACAAATGGTGGACAAGATTAGAGACTATGGATGACTTCCATAAGCCAACACTAGACGCGATCGGATTCCAAGAACTTATCGCAGAAGAAGCGGCAGCATGGAGTACAGAACTCACTGATGACTATACTCCCGAATACCAGTCTCTAGGAAAACAACCATCATGGATCGAATACACAACAGACGTAAACGAAACATACGGCGAATTTGCCGCAGGAATGCCTTTAGCGTTCATGTGCTTAAACAGAGTATACGAAGAAGATGTAAACGGCAAGATTGCTAACACATCAACGTACATTGACCCTACAATATACAACAACATATTCGCAGAGTCAAGACTGAGTTCGCAAAACTTCTGGGTACAAGTAGCATTCGATGTAACAGCACGCCGAGTAATGTCAGCAAAACAAATTCCAAATTTATAACACCATGAAAACAACAAGAAGTAGAAAAGGATGTATCAATAATCCAAACCTCACATACCAAGCAGAACCAAGAGAGGTAAAACTGAGGAAGATAATCAATGGCGAAGCCAACAACATGGAGGATGGAGTGTTTCCAACAATCTATACAGAAAAGAAAGATGGAGTACAACCCGAATACGACATAAGGACAGATCGATTCGAAGTAGCGATAGACGCGATGGACAAGATTAATCAAAGCACAGCAAACCAAATCGCAAAAAACAAGGGTGAAACTGAAGCCGGGAAGAATTTCGGGACAGAAGTAAAAACCGACCCCGAAAAGAGCTAAAGCAGTCGTATAAAGCTCTACCAAAACTCAAAGAGGGGGGATGTTTCCACCCCCCCTCTTTTAACCCTCATAAATACATGTGACACAGAGCGGTAGACGTTTATACATATATAACAAGAACATAAGGTGTAAATTCTTTTAAGAAAAGAACGAAAATGAACTTTAAAAAACTACTGGAATTACTCGAGAAAGGAGAGGATGTTATGAGTCCTCTCTCGGGAATCATAGGCGACGCCTCAAGTATCCTCAACGTGCTAGGCATAGGCAGAAAGAAACAGATAAGACAGCAGAAAGAAATGGTGGAGAATGCGGCCAAAATAAATTACAAATACGGAGAAATGGCGGCGGAGAATGCGTTCGAAAGGCAGCAAGTATTATACAACAGAACCTACCAAGACCAAAGCTACGCTAACAAAGTCGCACAAATGGATGCAGCAGGATTGTCTCCAGGCCTAATGTATGGTGGAGGTGGGGCCAGCGGTGGGGGGGCCGGATCGACGACAGGTGCCCCCATGGGGGCAACGGGTGCCGCCGGCGCAGGAATGGCGGCCGATCCTAATGCACAACTACAAGCATTGATGTCACTACGACAGGTACGGATGAGCGAGCGAAAGAACGAAGCGGAAATTAACCTACTTAATACTCAAGCAGATGCACTCAAGGCAGAAGCGGGTAAAAACAAAGAGGAAACCCAATCAATAATCGAAAAAAGGATATGGCAAGTAAAACAAGAGATGTTCGAAGGATGGAAAGGCTTCATTGACACAGCAAATCAGCTATGGGATCAGATGGTAAAATGGCAGCCCACAGAAAAAACAACAATCGACGGCAAGGAAGTTGAAATACCTAAATACTTCGAAATAGAAGATGACAAATTCGGCAAAATTGTATTCGGAGAGGAATCATTCCAGGGCGATATGATGACAGCTGAAAAACAGATCCTCGAAGGAACGGCGGCGATCAAAACTCTAGAGAGCATATACGCAGACAAAAAACTATCAGCAGAGATCAAAAAGATAAACGCGGATGCATGTAGCGGAATGGCTCAAGCGGCATACTATTATGCAGCAGGCGAGACTCAGAAAGCAGAAGCAAAGATGCTCGAAGTAAAAAAGAGAACCGAAGAGGCAACCGCAGAACTGCGAGAGCTTCAATACTGGACCGAGATAGCAAACACGATCATCAAGCTAGCACAAGTGGTAGGAAATTTGACGATCGGAGGAAAAACAGGAAAGTTAATCAGAGAATACACGGAAAAAAGGATGAGCGAAACACCCCCCAAAAACTCAACAACAATAACACAGCATTACAATCCGGAAATGCAATTCAAAGGAATGGATAAAACCGTAACAACAAAATGGTAAGAGAAAAATGATTTTAAAAGGGAAAATTTCAAATAAAACCAATGTGTCTATATCCAAGTATCATCGAAAATCCAAAATACGCCAAATCGAATGAAAACAGCAAAAGAATAAAGGATTATCGCCTAAGATGGATTCAAATTCCATGCGGACACTGCGAAGAATGCAGACGCGCAAAAGCAAATGAATGGAGAGTAAGATTAATGGAAGAAATAAAATCAAATCCAAAAAACATTATATTTGCGACACTAACATTCTCCGAAGAGAGCTTAAAAAAGCTAGAATATGACGAAAAAGAGCCAAACAAAGCACCTCAAAAAGCAATTAGTCTATTCAGAAAGCGATGGTGGAAAAAATACAAGGCACCACTAAAGCACTGGCTGATCACAGAGCTAGGACATGATAACACCAAAAGAATACATCTACACGGCATTATATGGACAGAATTAACAGAAAAACAATTCGAAAAAGAATGGGGGTATGGCTGGATATTCTTCGGATACGAAGTGAATGAAAGAACAATAAACTACATCATAAAATACATAACGAAAAGAGACGAAGACAACCCCGAATTCAACGGAAAAATATTCACCTCAAAAAAGATCGGAATAGGTTACATAAACAAAGACACACTCAGAAGGCATAGATATCAAGACAGATTCACAGAAGAAACGTATAAAACGGAATCCGGAATAAAAGCCGCATTACCAACATATTACAAACAAAAAATATGGACAGATCAAGAACGCGAAGCCCTCCGAATTATAAAGGAAGAGAAGCAAACAAAGTACTACAACAAAACTCCTATCAAAGTAGAAACAATAGAACAATACAAAGAATATGTAGACGCAGTAAAATACTGGCAATCAATCAAAAAGTATGACGGAAAGAGAAAAAAGGGAAATATGTAACGGGTATGCAGACCTAACCATAAAAAAACAACAACTAACTCGTGAACTATGGCAAACAGAGTTTGGAATCAAGAGGCTGGAAGAGAAATTAATACGAAACAGAATACTGCTACCAGCAGAGGAAGAGGAGACATCGGAGACAGATCAAGCAACCTAACAAAGCTGATCGGCGCCGAAAGGGTATCTCGACGAAACTTCAAATACGAAGGAACATACTACGTGACAGAAGACGGAGAAGTATACGACAAAGAGCACGTAATCGCTCAAAAAGTACAAAGAACCGGCGTAAGCTTCTACGAAGTAGTCGACTGGGAATACGATGAAAGAAAAAGACTGTACCAACCTACTATCAGAAGAATAGTAATAATCAAAAACACTAACACTCAATTATCACTAAACCTATGAATGAAAAAGTAAAGAAGATCGTAAAGTGGATCGCGGTAATAGCGGCTGCGGG